GTCAGGCCCGTCAGTGATGTGATGTCGTTGTTGGCGCCGGATTCCGCTGCGTCGATGTAAGCCCGGACAGCCGCCTCGTCTGCCAGATCGAGCAGGCCAAGCCCGTATGCCGTCGCATCAGCAAGCGCCGCCTCGAGCGCATCAGCCCGCACCTCGAGCGCGGCAATGTCCGCGACAAGAGCCGACAGACTGGCGCTGATCGCGGTCGCGCCGGTCCGTAGCCCTGCAATCAGGGTCTGAAGGTCGGCCACCTCGCCCTTGCGCAGCGCGTGCTGCGTGGGATCTCCACGGAACCCAGCCAGAACCTCGAGCGCTTCCTTGTTGCGCCGATCGCTATTGATGCCGGTCGGCGTCTGGGCCATCAGCCACCGCCTTGCGCAAGCTCAGACGGGCATGATGCCATCGAAATCGCGGTGATTTCCGCGGTCGCCGTGACTTTCAGTTCCCACTGAAGCGCCAGGAAGCCGGAAGGCAGGCGCATCGGCTCGTTCAGCGTCGTCACCGTCGCCTTCAGCACGCCGTCGGCATAGACCTCCACCGACACGGTTTCGCCCACGCCGGCGACGCCTTCGATCAGCAGCGCGCCGAAATTCGTGTGGCCGGCCAGATTGAACAGCTTGGACTTCCAAACCTGCGTCGCGACAGGCTCGCCAAGCGCATCCCATTCCTTCACGTCGCGGTCATTCTGGAGGATGAACAGCGAGCCGCTGCCCACCTCATAGGCCAGCGCCTGGGCGACAATATCGGAGCGGATGATGAAGGACTGGTCGCCGGAGAGGTCGATCGCGATGATCTTGCGCGTCGAGCCCGACTCGTATGACGCCATGTAGCGGCCCTCGAACAGACCGGACCGGAACGAGGCCGGGTCCAGTTCATTCCACTGTTCGCGGGTCATCAGATTGCGCGTCACCAGCTGCGCGCCGCCAGAGCCGATCGTCACAAGGCCCTCGGTCGACGGATAGGCCACGAAATAGCCCATATCGACGATGCCCGACGCGCAAACGCAGGGCAGGTTCGTCTCAAGGCGTTCCATGGTCATCGTGTCAGGCGCCGTGCCCTGGACGACATAGGGCACGCCCTCCGTCATCACGGCGATGTTCGAACCGAAGGCGCCAAGCCCCACGATGTCGTAATCGGTGGTCAGGATGTACTTTTCCGGCCACGCATGGGGCTGGTACGGCTCGCAGAAATACAGATCGCGGCCGACGAATGCCGCCATCATGCCGTTGGGCAGCGCCGTCAGGCCGGTCAGGCCCGCGGGAGGCGGGTTGAAATCCGTCGACGGGATGGGCTCCTGAATGGGGTAGATGCCGGCAGTGTCCGTGAAATCGCCCGTTCCCACCGCCCTCTGGGTGATCAGGTACAGCGTCGTCACGCCGAGTTCGCTGGTCTGCGATCGATAGATGCGCTGATGGGTGATGTTTCGGCCAGCGATGCCAGCTTCAAAGCCTGTCAGCAGAATGTCGCGGGTTGGGTCCGTCACCAGAGACGCGCTCAACGGTGCGGGCTCCGACTCCTCGCCAAAGCCCGTCACGAAGGTATAGGTCCACAGGACGCTTTGCTGTGTCGCGGGGTCTGGGACGCCGGAGACAATGCTCGACGTCAGCGCCGTCGTCGGCCCGGGCAGGGCCAGATCATAGGTGGTGCCGCTCACGATCACCTTCGGCACGCCGTCGCCGGTGATGTAGAGCCGGGTCTGCGCGACCGGACCCGGGACCGCATCGACGATCGCATCCCAGCCAAGCCATGTGCCCAGGTGGCGATAGATGGTCTGCGCATCGGCCGCGAGGGTGGTGATGTCGGCCGGCTGGCGGATTGGTTTCAGCGATCCACGCTCGAGGCGCGTGTTGAACGCCTCCTGCGCCGCGTTTTCCGGCAGAAGCCGCGGCGTCGTGCGCGGGATTTCCCCGGAGAACCCAGCAATGCGGATCATGGCAACCTTGGTGTGTCTTAGGGGGAAACCAGTTCAAGGTCGGCTTCATTGGACATATCCATGAAGCCGTCGCCGTAGTGGATGCGATAACGGTTGCCTGACCCGTTATCCATCCGGGCTTTGATCTTGCCGGTCCAGCCGTTCACCGTGTCATGAACGGTGTCGTTAACGCTGAACTTGAAATCGTGCGTTTCCATGTGTCACCCGTAGATTTGAAGGATGTTGCGCTCCTGCGCGCCATCATAGCTGACCTCCATGGTCAGACCAAAATAGCCGGCCCGCACGACGTCAGCGCCAGAGCCCGGCGTGCGGATCACTGAACTGCTTTCCAGCGTGACATCGCCCACCGGAAGCGCCGTCGCCTTGCGGAAGAAGATGCGAGCGCGCCTGATTTCCGACGACCAGTCGTTGCCGTCGGCGTCCAGAGTCGTGAAATCCGAGATCACGATCGTTCCCACCTCATCGGTGAAACACGACGTCTCCGGGAAATTGGCGATCAGCGTGCCCTCTTTCCCGGGCTCAGGGTTCGCCGTGAACGTCACCCTCGAGCCGTTCGGCGTCGCAAAGAACTTGCCGATGTTCAGGTCAGGGATGTTGCGCGAGATTGAAAGGCTCGACGCAGAGCGGTTGACCGCGTTCTGGCGGTTGGTGATGTTCGTGCCGGTCGCCAGTTCTTCCACCAGATAGGGCACCGTCGCAGTGATGACGTTATCCAGGCGGACAATGCTGGCGTCGCTGCCGTCAGGCAGCTGGCAGCGAACGCCGCGCGTCGTCTTGTCGGTCGGCAGGATAAGCGTGCAGCCCGACACCTCCATGCCGGCCATCCGCATGTCTTCGGGGCGCGACGACAGCAGAACGCCCGACGTGCCGATGACGCAGGCGACCGGGTTGCGATACCTGACGGTGACGTCCTTGATCTTGCTGTCGCGCGGCGAGCCCGTAGCCGAGCCCATGCGGATACCGAAATTGCAGGGGTCGATGATTTCGCCGTGGTGGATGGTGACGTCCTGAGCCCAATTCTGCTGATAGCTGGTCTGGTAATCGCCAACGATCGCCATGCCGCCCGTGCTGAGGGTCTGCTGGCAGGCATAGACGTCGGCGTTGACCAGAATGCGGGGCAGAGCGACCTGAAGCGTCAGGATGTTTGTCTCGAGGTCGATGTCCGTGATGGGCGAGAGGAAGTGCTTTTCGTCAGGCGAATAGGGGTCCGCCGCCACCCATTCGCCATCTGTGAACAGCGAGGCATCCTCGACCTGCAAGCGGTTTGTGAAGCCCGGAACGCTGTTGCCCTTCTGCTTTGACGGGCTGGAAATGTCATAGCCCGGCGCGATGATCACAAAGTCGCTGATGACGACGCCATCGCAGCCCTGATTGACGAAGATCGAGTTCAGCCCGGTAAAGCGGGACTGCCATCCGATGACAGTGATGCCAGAGCAGCCGGCCGACGGGCCGTCGTACCAATATTCCGTCTCAATGTTCTGGAGCTCAGGTGGCACGGCGCCCAGGGCGACGCATTCCGCCGTGTAGATGCCCGTCTCGGTGTCGCCGGTCAGGATTTCCACGACCTTGACGACGGCCTTGATCTCGCCGTCCTCCGTCTCGAGCATGACGTTGCCGTTCTCCTGCTCGATGTAGAGCGGGGGAGAGCCCGTCACGGTCAGCAGCAGCGTCGCGCCGGCCACATAGGAAATGCCGTACAGCTTGGCAGTCGAGCCGGTCTGGACGCGGTTGGAGCCGCCGAAGAACAGGCCCTGATGACAGCCATAGGCGCCGCAGTTGACGATGTGGAAGTCACGGTTGCTGCGCGAAATCGACCATGCGTTGTCAGCCGACTCGTAGGCGAACGAGTCGCTGATCACGCCGTTGCGGCAGCGCAGGATGCCCGGGTCTTTCGTCTTCACCATGTCGGTCTTGGTGTGCAGGAACTTCCCGCGCGCCGAGTCCACCCAATAGGGGAGGTCGTTGAAATTGCTGAAGCGGCAGTTGTCGATCTCGACCACGCAGTCCAGTTCATGGTCGCAGCGGATCGTGAAGGCGCGGTGATTGGAGCGCGTGTGCGTGTAGGGCCAGTCGCCGGAGCGTTCGTTGCCGCCGTCGAACTCGATGCCGCGGAACAGCGCGCCGGTTGCCCGGCCGCCCGTTCCAAACTCGCGCCGGTTGATGAAGCCCTGAACCCCATCACCGATGTTCATTTTGCAAATCTGCCAGCCCTGGCCGATGACGATCGGGAACGCGCCGTCAGGCAGTTCGACCGACGCCTCGCGGTTGAACTCCTCGCCGCGCAGCAGGATTTGCTTGGGCGTGCCGGCCAGACGGTATTCGTTCTGGAGATCGATCGCCGCCTGCAATGCAACATCGTGCAGGCCCAGCAGAGAGTTGGTGTCGCTGTCGACCCAGATGCCGTGCCAGTCGACCACAATGTCGCTGTAGGGGCCGGGCTCGAGCGGCCCGCGCTGGCCATAGCAGCGCACGGCAAAACGGATTTCGTCCAGGCGCCCGCCCGACGTCACGACGCGGACGCTGATGACGCTGCGTTTCTGGTCCTCGCCGCCCTGCAACCACACCAGGACGCCGTAGTCACCAAACTCGATCTTCTGGATCACCAGATTATCGTCGTCGTCGGTTTCCATGTAGGCTTCGACGGTCGAAATCGTCTCGCCGGGCTGGAGGTTCCGCCTGAAATCGATCAGCCAGTCCAGCACCTCGACGCCGCGCTTGGCGACGCACTGGTAGTTGTTCGGCCCCACATCGAAAATGCGCCGCTCGGTTTTGGCCGGCAGCGCGCTGTTCGAAATCCTGACCCCGGTGATTGACGGTTCAGACATATCGAATCCTCGTTCTGGCGGGGGCTCTGTGCTGGCCGCGCACGTTGCCATTGAAATTGGCGTCGAGCGTCGTCTCGAATTTGCGGCGGTAACGATCGCCCAGCGGGGTGCTGGTCCAGTCGTGGCCGGGTGTCATGAACAGCTGCGCCAGCGCGCCATCAGCGATCGCCTGTGTGTACTGGTAGAACAGGAAATCGGGCAGAAAGTCGGCGTTGGGGGCAGGCTTGTAGAAGATCGCCAGCTTGAACGTGCCGGGCTGTGGCGCGGTCAGGCGGAGCATGTTGGGGCCGATCTGGCTGTAGAACAGTTCAGCCGGCGTGAAATCGGGCGGGTTGCGGTCGAACGACTTGGCATCGATGCGCTTGTCATCGAACCAAGCGCTATCGAACTCATGGATGACGGCCTGGGCGGGGGTGCAGGCCACGTCGACCGTGTACTCCTCCCCCTCGGAGATCGTGTATTCCTCGATCTCCCGCCAGAGCCTCGTCCGCTCGCAGAACTCAATTGCCGCAGAGCGGATCGCCTGTTCGGCGAAAAGGTCCGAACAAGCTGCCACGCTTGGGAGAACCCAAGGCAGAAATTCGGACAGTTCCTTCACGACGCAGTAAGCGGCGCCGCGGTCATCGGCGTCTCCTCAACGCGGGTGCTCATGTTGGGGTTCGCGATCGCCTCGATGTTCACCTTCATGCCCAGCGAGTTGGCGAACATCTGGTAATGCGACGCCGCGCGCTGGTTGTTGCCGGTGTACTGAGCGTCCTTCGAATAGGCGCGGTACAGCACGTAATCGAGGATGCAGTTGAAGTAGACGTCGGGCAGATCGAGGTTCACCGCGTAAGCCGCGATGTCCTCATAGTCTTCCTCGTCGGCCGGGAGCGGGACAAGCGTGGGCGTCTTCGAGACGGTGATCTCGAGATAGCCGGTGCCCGTGTTGGCCGGGAAAACGTGGAACGCCAGCGGATCGGCCGGGTCGAAGATCGCGTGCTTCACGATGGCAGCGGCCGGATAGATCGTGTCGTCGTGCCAGTCGGGGTGCTGGCTGTCGAGGATGTTGCGGTGAACCATGCGCACCGCGCGGGCGCCAACGCGGGGGTTGGCGCTCGACTTGAGGTTACGGATGATGCGCAGGATCGCAATATTGCCTGAAGGCACGGTCTGATACGTGCCGGCAATGAGCGTCGCGATGACCGTTGCAGCAGAGGCCGTCGGCTTCTGGAGAACGATCTCGCGCATGGCGTCGTTGATCCAGGACCGAAGCTCCACAAGAGGCCAGCGGACAGAGGTGGAGTCCTGCGCAATGCGCTGGACTCGCTCCATGATTTCAGATGCCTGGATCGCCATGGCTTAGACTTCCTTCGTGGTTTCGTCGAGGATTTTGGCGATATTCCAGTTCTTGCCGGGCTCACGGCCGAACTTCTTGACGTAGGCCGCAACAGCCTCCGCCCGCGAAACCTTGCCATCGCCGTTGGCGTCGATCTCGTCGTTGTCATTCTCGATGCCGTCGCCGGCTTCGCCACCGTCGATGGTGTCATCGCCAGTCGGCTCGACCTCAGCGGCCTGAGCGGCCAGCGCAAGCGCGACGTCACGGTCGGCATTGGCCTTCGCCAGCGCTTCCTCCATTTCGGCCAGCTTGGCGGTCGCCGCCTTGAGGACGTCGGCAATCTCGGGGGGGATCGGGGCGCTCTTGACGGGCTCGCCCTCGTCGCTGCCGCTCGTCAGGCCGCTCTGGTCATCCGCGGCCTGAAAGCCCTCGGGGATGGACAGGAGGCGCGAGCGGTGTGAGCGGATGTCGACATAAGCGACGTGCGGTCCGCCTGGGACCAGCGGAGCGAAGTGATATTCGACGGCGGTATCGCCCTCACCGAATTTCACCTTTGTGCCGTTCTTGCGGCGGATAATCGACTCGATGAGCATGTGGACCTCGGCAATGTGGCGCGAAACCTTGCCGAGATCCCGCGCCTTCAGGTGAAGGGAGTGATGGGCCGGCGTCTGTTAGACGGTCGGCGCCATCGCAGCGTATTCCAGCACAAGGGTCAGCTTCTTCGTGCTGGCAGCGGCGACCACGCCCGACGGGGCAAGGCCGATCGAGCGGTCATAGTCGACCGGATCGAGCAGGAACGCGGCGGCGTTGGTCGCCACGGGAGCCGAGCTTGCGACAGTCAGGTCGACGTCGTTGAACAGTTCCGTGCCAACCGTGCGATCGGTGGCGGTCGAGCCGACGTCGCCGGTCATGATGCCGACGTCGGCCGTGATGCCCGTCCATGTGCCTTCGGTGCACAGACGGAAATCGGTGATCGCGCAGCCCGCGGGCAGGATCGCCATTTCGATGATGTCGGTCGACGCAAGGGCAACCGCCGATGCGACGTATTCCGACTTCACCGTCTTGGTGTCGCCAGCCTCGAAAGCGCTCGGAGTCGGCTTGATGCCCTTGCCGACGTCCGTCTGGAGAATGCGTGCCATATCTGAAAATCCTTCTCTTTCGGGCCGGTCTTAGGCGTTCGGGTTCGCGCAGGCGGTGTCGATCGCGATGACGCCGAAGTCCATGCTGTTGAAGCGTGTCTTCTTCACACCGATGATCGTGCCCGCGTTGACGTTGAGGAGATTGTCGTAGTCATCCATCTCCTCCTGCCACTGGAACCGCATTCCGCCCGGCGTTCCGTAGGACACCACGCCAGCCTGACGGCCCAGGAACAGCGCGCGGCCAGCGGCCACGTTCGACCCGGCGCCGGCGTCGTTGAAGCGGACCACCTTCTGGTGGCTGTGCAGCACGACGTTCTTGATCATGCCCAGCGAACCCTGGAAAATCGGGTTGTTGCGGCCTTCCGCCCCAGCCGCGGCCTTCTGGATGTCCATCCAGCCGGTCGTGTCGGCGGTGCGCATGTCGTGTTCGTGGAAGTCCGACATGACGCAGACGTAGCGGCCTTCGCCTGCCACGCTGACCGGGTTCATGTTGGCCGCGGTCGGCTCAACGGCCTGCATCATCGATGCCTTCGTCGCGGCCTTCTCGATGACGTTCTTGGTCATCTTGTCGGTCGAGTCGATGGTCGCGAAGCTGGTGGCGTCGCCGCCGTAGACGATGTGGGCCGCGTCAGGCGCCTGGATGGGGTTGCCGGCGTGGCCGGCCCATGCGGTCGACTGGATGTAGTCCAGATTGTCGCCGCGATCGCCAGACAGGTACACGAACATCATCTCATCGATGTACGCACCCCAGTAATCGGAGAGGCGATTCTTGGCGACTTCGCGCAGCTGGTGGCGGGTGCGCTTGCGCGTCATGCGGCCACCGGCGCTGACCGGGTGGCGCATCTGATCGATGATCACCTCATCGGTGAAGAATCGCAGCGCTTCCTCGGTGCCCTTGGCCTGATTGTCGCCCGTGACAGGCACGCCGCGGAGGCGAACGGCCAGATCGAACTGCACGCGGTCGCCCGCGTCGCTGTCCAGATCGGTGATGCGCTGGATGACCGACTCGTCGCTCTCGCCGATGAATTTGCGGCTGAAATACGACTTGATGGCCGAGTCCATCGCAAGTCGCGCGCTCCACTTCTTGACCGTCAGAGCATTGGTCGTGGAGATATTCGTGGTGCTCATTGAAGCTGCCTCATGGGGGTTGGTAGACCCGCATCAGGCACTCCTGCGCCATCGCTTCAGGTGGATATATCCGAAATCGGGCAATCTTCCAAGGGGATGCGCGTAGACGATGCCACGCGCACCACATGTAGCCCCTCGACCAGCCCTTCGGGGCCAATGACAACCACCGGCGTCGCCCTGTCTGCATCAACGCGGAGCCGGGCAATCTGCCCGGATTTCCGCTCCAGATGGATCTTGACGTCGCCCACAATCAGGACCGCGCCATACCTCAAGTCGTGCCGTGTGGTTGCCACAAAGTCCCCCTGACCGGCCTTAACGCGCCTGATATGCGGCGGCGAGCGCTGGATTGGTCTTCTCCAGCTTGCCCATGAACGTCTCGAAATCGCGCGGATCGGGCTTGCGCAGCAGCGAATCGAGCGCCGCAAACACACCGCCGTCCTCCGCGTCCGAAATGTCCGACGCCGGGATGTCTTTCAGCGTTTGCACGACGCGATGCTCCATGCGCGCCTTGGGTTTCGGATACGGGGCCAATGGCGCGGCGCCGTTCGTGCGCGGAGGATGCGTGCCGAACTCGTCGACATAGGCCGCATACGCCTTCTCCAGAACCTGCCGGTTGGTCAGCTTCTCCGCCGCCTGCTTCTCGGACCACTCCAGAACCAGCCTGTCGAGCGCCAGCATCGCCTGCGTCTTGGACGTGTCGATCGCCATTTCGGTCAGGAACGCCTGAGCATCGCTTACCCAGGTCTGCTCCTCGCGCTGGGCCAGCTCGCGCGCCTGAAGCTCGCGGTTGTTCATCTCCAGGCGGATGTTCAGCGCTTCGTCGGCCAGAGCCTTCGTCGCGATGCGGTGATCCTTGAAGCTGATGTCGCCGGCCTCGTACTGCTCGTCGAGCGCCGCCTCCTTCTTCGCGATGTCGTCCAAGACGGCCTTCGCATCGACCGGCGCGCGGTGCGTGATGATCGGAAGCGGGGCCGGATTGCGGGCCGGAGCGGGCTCTGCCTTGCGCGCGGCTTCAGCAGCGGCCGCTTCAGCAGCAGCCTTCGCCTCTGCCTCGTCGTCGCCGGCATCATCCTCGTCATCGTCGCCGGCCTTGTCAGCCTTCGCCGGGGCCGGTTTCCCGTTCAGCTTGGCCTCAAGAAGGGCCAGAGCCGCCGCCGCCTCGTCCTCGGAGGGCTCGTCATTGCCGGGAGGCTGCGCGATCTCCTTGCCGTGGATCGTCAGGTCATCGCCTGCGTCCTCGCCATCATCAGCAGCGTCCAGCGCTGCAATCTCGTCGTCTGTCAGACCGGCGTTGCTGGCCTTGCTGTCGTCTCTGCCTGCCATTTTCACATTCCTGCGGGGTTGGGGGGTGGGAGTGCCTGCTGCGGACCGGCAGGCGGCGGTGTTGGTTGCGGCATTGCCGGGCCCTGCGCGGCGGGTTGCGCGGTCGGTACGCCCTGCATTGCGCCTTCCAGCGCGGACTTGAAGCCGACTTCAGCCAGAACACCGTCGGCAACAGGCGCTACATGGGGCCCGCTCATCATCGCGAGCGCGTTTTCGAGCGCTGCCATCATGGCCTGAACCTTCGTCAGCACGGCTTTTGCGTCCATACCGTCCGCCGTTGCCGCCTTCTGACGGGCCGACGCCTGCTTTTCGGCAATCGTGGCCTCCTCCATGGCGATCGTGCGCTCCTGCTGCGCCTGAGCCTGCTGTGCCTTCTGGATTTCCTCGGGCGAGGGCTCGTCTGCGTCGGGATCGGGCTGGCCGGTCACGGAACGGATGCGCTTCACGATCTCGTCGCGCTGCGTCAGGTCCATGTCCTCGATGGCAAGGTCCATCACCACCGCGGCAATCTGCGGGGCCGTCGCCGCCATCTTCGACATGAGGTCGAACAGCATCTCGACCTGGCTCTGCTTCACCGAAGCCCGCCAGTCCTGCTCGGAAATGATGAAATCCGCCTTCGTGATGGCGATGTCGCTCTCGGGCAGTTCCGCCGAGTTCACCGTCACATACTCGGGCCGGAGCCGCGAATCGGTGATGCGGAACGTCTTTTCCTCGGTCATGAACTGCTCGATCAGCGACAGTTCCTTCTCGCCGTGCACCTGGACGGCAAAGCGGAGGTTGTCGAACAGGCCCGCCGTCGCCAGCATCCCCTGATCCTGACGCCGGCCGATGGCAATGCCGCTCGTCGCGTTGGATTCGCGGCCCAGGTTCTCGTCCGTCACCCCCGAAACCGACTGCATCAGCGCGATCGTCTGCATCATCATCTGCAAGTGCGCCGGGGCAAGCTCTCGATCGGCGTTGATGACCAGATCATGGCCCTTTCGCTTCACGATGATCGCGTTGGGGCGGCTGATCTCCTCCGAGAACTCCGCAAGGTCAGGCACCGCACCCTCGTCCATGATCACCTTGTTCGATGACAGGATCGCCAGAGCCTTCGACGCGCGCTTGTTGATGTCGCGCTGCATCATCTTGAGGTTTCGGATGACGCCATAGGGCAGGTTGTCCGAGCCGAACCGGTAGCACCAGATCGGCGTGAACGGGAACTTGTTGTGACGATACGGGCTCTCCTCCAGCGACAGCAGGTGCCCCGTCGTCATGATCGCGACGTGCATCACCATCATCGACCGGCTGATCAGATACCCGCCGCCCGTCTTGGCCTCCGCCGCCACCTCATGGCGCCAGTCCTTCGGGTCGAACACCTCGCCGCTGTACGGCCCGCCGCTGAAGCGCTTGACCTTCTTGGGCATCTTGAACCACGCCTCGATCATCCGCACCCGCTCGCGCTGGTAGCCGTTGATGTCCGAGTGCGCCGTCGTCTCCCCAAGCGCTTCCTGACTGTCCATCGGGAAGTCGCCGTCGTCCTGTATCCCGATCTCGCCAGAGAACCCCAGCGATGACTGCGCAGCCAGCCGCAGGCACGCCTTGCGGTTCGGGAACATCGCCTCCGCCACGTCCAGGTCGGACCACTTGATGCGGAAGATGTACCGCCCGTCCTCAAGGTCGAGCTCCGTTGCCGCGCTGTCGTGGAGGATGTTGCGCCATGACTCGTACCGGGAATAGATCGGCTCGCCGTCGTCCTGCTTCTGTGCGCCGCATTCCAGCCAGCCCACACCCACCTTCACGGCCTCCTCGAACGCACGCGACCGCGCAAATGGCGTCCGGTTCACGTCCGCGAGGTACTTCATCACCTTCGTCTTCAGCGTCGCCGCCTTGCCGTCACCCTTCTCCCGGCCAAGGATGTGATAGTCGGTCTTGCCCCGCTTCTCCGTGCCGATGATCCAGTTCACCGTCGACGCGATGACGTTGTAGACCATCGGAAGCTGGCCGCTGTCCTCCATCGCGATGACGTCGGCCTCTGACCACTGCTTCCCGTCGTAGAAGTCGTGATCCTCCCCCATCTCGGCCCTGTTCGGGATCTGACGGTCGAGCTCTCGGCGGTAGAACCCGATCAGCTTCCCGTGCAACTGGATCGCCTTCATCGTGTCCAGCTTGCCCGTGCCGCCCGATGCCGACTGCACCGATGGATCAGGCCGCAATTCGCCACCCTGGGGCCGCAACACCCTCGATCCGACGGTCATTTCAGTGCCAACCGCGTCCACAGGGGCGTTGGCGTCGTCTGCGTCATACATCTTCGGTGATCCCCTTGGCGTCCGCGACAGTCCCGTCAGGCCGCACCCACTCCATGACGGCCACTTCCTTCGTGTCTGCCGCCTGCCACGGCTTCATCCCGATCATGTCGCCTATCGAATCGTGGATGATCCCCATCACCCGCCTGACGTCCCGCATACTGTTCGGGTCCAGGCCAAGGTTCGGGCAGAACGCCACGGCAACAGGCACACATGCCTCGAAATCGCCGCGCTCCTCGTCCCAGAGCCACGCATTGTCCATCTGAACGATGCACGGCGTCGTCGTCTCATGCCCCAAGCGGCCGAATGTGGGCACCAGAGCCAGCGCCGGCCGATGGTTGGAGCCAATCCACGTCCCGTAGACGGTGATGTCCCCCAGCTGGCGCTTGAATGCGTACCGCGTGAGGTCGAGGAACGGTGCCTCGTTGCGAAGATGGGCGTCGTTCATGGGCGTTCGATCCGGGTTTCGGTGGGGAGAGGCACGCCATGGACGTTCGATGTCCGTGCCTTCGCATGGTCGAGGATGGCCTGAGCGGCCGCTGCGTGGATGTCGGGCATCTTCACGTCCGCCCAGTGCCATCCCATCACCGCAACGTGCGTCTCGACGGCCTCTGACCGGTGGAACCGCATGTACCCGGCGAGGCTGTAGGGCCAATCCGGGTCGCCGGTCCTCGTCAGCATCCCGAACGTGAGTGAGGCCATAGCACCCGACATGGCAGGCTCCTGTAGCAGCGAGTAGTCCGTGAACCGGACCGGTTTGCGACGGCCAGTCATGCGGCCATCGCTGATCTGTGACGCCGGTTGAGCGGCTTCGTACGCGACAGGCTGTAGGCACGTCGCCATTGGGCGAACTGGCGCAGTGCGTCAGCCGCCTCGGTGTGTTCGTCCTTCCTGGGTGTGTCCTTCCAGCCCCCGACGCGGGCATTCCACTCCTTGCGGTACAGCCCAAGGTGCTTCAGCCCCTCCGCGCACCCCTGTTCGTCGAACCAAAGCTCGCTGAACACGTCGCGGGTCGCCTGAATGCCGTTGATCAGTTCGTCGACACGCGGAACGATCTCGAATTTCCAGCCCCGGCACAGTTCCTCCAGCATTTCGATGGGGGTGACGACAGCATCGGCCAGCTGCTTCTGCTGTGTGGCGTCGTGGGGCAGCAGATGAACCCCCCAAATCCAGCCCTTCGACTGCATCTCGCGCACGAAATGGCTGTAGGGCTCTCCCCAGCCCTCCATGTACCAGATGAAATGGCGCTTCAGGCCGATGTCCTGCCATGCCCATACGGCCGTGCCGTCGCTGGCTCCGATGTCCCAGCAAGTGTTGACCGGGATGCCTGCGATGTAGGGAACGGTCGTGATCCGGCCCTGAATGCGGGCCTCGGCCAGCTGCTTGGCGTAGTAGACGCCTTCGAGAGAGCGCTGGAACGCCTCTTTCGGCGTCGATGGGTACTCGGACCACATCGCTTCAGGCTTGGTGGCGAAGTCGTTGGCCAGCTTCGAGGCGTACCATGCGCGCTTGCGGGGGGAGAGCGTCACCCGCATCGTCGCCTCGACCTCGGTGAAGTATTCGATGAGGGTCTGGCTGATGATCACGCCAGCTGGATCCATCTCGTACTCGGGCGCTTCGTGCCATGGGGCGAAGTTGAAGCGATATTGCTTGTTGTTCAGGGGTTTCCCGGCCTGTGCGAGGGCCTCTGCGGCCTGACACATCGTATAGAACGCGCCTTCCTGCCCTTCCGCCGTCGACTCAATGATGACGATGCCGTCGTTGGGGACCGACTGGATCGATCCGGTGATCACTTCGTCGGCTTTTGCCGGGCTGGAGGCGCAAATCTTGCCGAATTCGGACACCAGGAGGCGGTGAACGGTGCCGGAGCGGGTCGATGTCGACACTCGGAACGATGAATTGTTGTGCGTGAACAGCAGTTCGTCGGCGGCGTCCTTGCCGGTCGGCATCGCGAGCCTGAGAGCCTCGGGCAGGTTGTCGTACGCGAACCGCACCTTGTCGCGGAACAGCACCTCGGCGGTCGGCTTGTCCTGCGCGATGATGGCGACGCGCTGGTTGGCGTTGAACAGGGCATGGTCGAGGAACATGATCGCCACGAGCGTCGTGAAGCCCAGCTGGCGGGCCTTCAAGATGATGTTCCGATACCAGAGGCGCTTGATGAACCGGCGCTGCGCCCGATTGGGGATGAACCGGACCTTCGTCTCGACCTGTCCGTCCTCGCCCTTGATCATGATCCAGTAGAGCTGGCCGCTGCACAGGCGCCAGAGCGGGTCGGAGAGTGCCCAGCGCATCCCGGCCGTGTTGAAGGGCACGAAATCCAGCGGCACATCGCCGGGTTTCGCCGTGCGCGGGTACTGTCGGTCGATGTCTTCGAGGGCCGCGTCAGTCATCGTCGTCGTCCAGGCTGGCGCTGCCGGCCATCGGGAGGGCCGCTGTCGGGGCCGGAGCATCGCTCTCCGCGCCTGAGACGGGCAGCGTCGACTGCTTGAACGATCCCAACAGCATCGCGATGGGGTTCTCGGTGTCGCCCAGGAGCTTCAAGCTGCTGCCGTACACAGCGGGCGCGATCTTCGCCATCAGGAGGTTTCGCTGCGCCACCATCTGCGCCGAGCGTGTCACCGCGACATGGTTCGGGGTGAGCTGGGTCGAAACGACGTCGCCGTTCTCGTCTGTGCGCGTCGTCTCGATGAGATCGTGCGATCGATCGTCGGCAATTTCGAGGGCATCATCAGCCCAATAATCGGCGCAAAGCCTACGCGCACGCACGAACCGAGCAGAAAAACCCTCGCGATCTTCCAAAGCCCAGTTGCGAACGGTTGACGGACACGGCAAGCCTTCGATCTCGCGACAGATGCGATTGAGCGTCCATCCGTTGGCCATTAACTCCAGGATCAGCTGCGCTGCCTCCTCTGTGTAGGCTGTGGGCCTTCCTCTCCATTGGGGGGAGCGTGCTGTGTCTCGTGGGTCGGGGGCGAGGGGCAGCTTGTGCAGGGCGTCGACGGCGCGGGGCTTCTTGACCGGCGCAGGCAGCGGAGCGTCTTCGACCTT